AACACCAAAGAACTCTTTGTCCATAACTATTTCTTTTTTCTCAATTAAGAATAAGAAACCTCTGCTAAACTCAGTCCATGTTAACCATACGCTTGTATCAAAAAATACAGGTACTATTTTAGGCCATAGTATTATACTGAATACTGCGGTTAAGGCTATAATTCTTCTAGTCCATTGAAAGCCTTTGTTCTCGTATGTACGAGCGGCGTTTATGTGTTTCATTTGGTTATCAGCTCTTGCTAATAACATTTTCTGTTCGTCTTGTTTTGCTTTGATACTCTGGCCCCAGATAGACATAAATCCACCCAGTACACTAGAGCCTAGCATTGTAATCATTTCTACTGGTAATCCACCTAACATATTTGTACCTCCACTATTATTAGTTAACTCAGTTGCTTCTCTTATTGTCTCCTGGACTATCCATCCAGAAAGAATTGCGATTAGCCATTCCATTCATTAAAAATATTCTTCATAAATTTTATTAGCCAAATCTTGACGATTGCCATAATCGGTTTCTAGTTTTCCTTTTTCAAAAATAGAATTAAAACTTTTAGCTATTCTATCTGGTTCAAATTTACCAGAAAATAATTCTCCTTTTAAAATTGCTCTTTCTTTCCCACCTAACATTTCTTCATTTCCTTTAACAACATCATCCATAAAATCTATTTGGGATTCCATAGAGTCATCTTTACCTTCTCGCAAAAGATAATCCTCATAATATGGTTTCATGAAATCAAATTGAAACAAACCATAAGCATCACCTTTTTTTTCTTTTTGTTGATAATCAAAAGTACCACCTGTTTCTAATTCAATATTAGCAAGTATTCCTGCAGCCGCTTTATCGCTATATCCTTTTTCTTTTAGATAATTTATAATATCTGTTTGTGGTGAGCTTTTAGTAAATATTTCTTGAATAGCTTTTATTATATCAATACCCGCCATCCCATAACCTTTCTGCTTCAGTATCATGCTCGCAGTTAGCACAGCCACAAGAACTGCAACTACCACCGTTCGAGCAATGACACCCATGTCCACAATTCTTACAACTACTAGCTGTCATAACCCATATCTTGGAAACCTGGAATAGCAAATGATTCAAACTCCAGACAATGAGCATCTATTGATATATTATTTCTATAATGCTCTGGTTGTGTTTCATAAAAATTAAAAAAATCTACTTGTGCTTGTACGCACGTACCTTCATCGGGATATACAAATGCTTGTGTTCTAACCGACGGCCATCCAGGTGATGACATAAAAGCAACAAGTAACCAAATCTTAATCATCTATTTCTTTTGCATTCCTTTGCCCATTTTTTTAGCAGGCATCATTCTTTTTTTCTTCATTCGCATTGGTTGTGATTTCATAGTTTTTCCAGCACCTACTCTACTTCTTGAAGTTTTATCCTTTGCTACATATGAAGGTACAACTCCTTTATTTTTATAAGCTTTAACAGCGGGCCCTCCACTTGCTAAAAAATCTTTCATTGACATTAATTGTGGCATAAGTTATCCTTTTTTCTTTTTACTTTTTCTTAGTATTGCAAAATCTTCTTTACTAATTTTACCATCTTTGTTGGCATCTAGTTTTGATCTTCCATTCTTTTTCTTTTTAGGCGGTCTGCCTTTCTTAGTTCCGTAAGTTCCTTTACCTGCTGGCATTTTTCTCTCCGTTGTTTTCGTTAGCTGACTTCTTGTTATCGTCATCTTTTGGTTCCTCTACTTTTACAGCGTCTCCGCTAATCTTTACTTTACCCATCTGAAAATCTACAGGTGGGGTCATTTTGTTATTTTCCATGAGTTCCTCCATCATACCTATTATAACAGACAAAGGGGGCACATTCAAGACCTGCCCCCCTCGAATCAGCTTCTAGGATGCCCATTGTAACCACTCTTTTTTAGGTGCCTTTGGTACGCCTTGTTGGGCGATTACAGGCACTTGAAAAGTCACCCCATATTCGGGATGTGTGAACCATAAAGCTTGTTTTGGTATCTCAAAAGCGAATCTATTACCCATCGCATACTCATCATAGCCTTTGAGTGAGCCATTAACAATAGCTCCTTTAATCGAAATATACTGATGGTAATGCCCCATAATAACATAATCAATGGACTTATTAAGGTTAGCATATTCCGACCTTACCTTTTGGACTCCACGAGCTATTGGGCCTAACATCCCTACAATACCAGTACCTCCTCTTACACCAAGCCTATCGCCGTGTGTGAGCAGATAACTAGTACCATATACTTTATAGTACGTGTCAAATCCAACAGGAATTTGAAATTGGACTCTGTCATTTTTAGATGCAATATAATGTTTTTCCAACATGTTATACAACAACCAATCAAAACTTAAATGAGCCGCTTCTTTGTTTCTATACTGCTGATACATACGAGAATGATTACCGTATGCAGTAGGTACAAAAACCTTACCGAATTTATCAGCTAATGCGTCTATTGTCCAGACCAATTGGTCAAATAATTCTAATACATGATCTATAGTAGTTCCATCATTTGTTTCTGTCAGTTCATCATGTATAGTACCAGACATCATATCTCCTCCTAAAGCAAGAACAATGCCTGGATACTTTGGATTGACCATGTGATTTTGACATAAATCAATAGCAGTCTCTACAGTAGACTTCAATCGCGATTGCGAAATCTTCTTATCAAATTTATTTAAATTATTTACAGCGTCGGGTTTAACTACTTCACCATAGTGAAAATCACTTAGGAATAAAGTAGGAACACCTGGTGCCCCCTTTGCGGGTGATGATTTAATCAACCATTTAGGTGGTTTTGCATTGTATTTACCTAACTCAAATACATGCTTACGTATATAACTAGAGGTCACATTCTGCAATGTAGCTTCTTCTAATTGTCTTTTTAAGTCCTTAATTTGTAAATCATTAGCCATTTTTTGTTCGGCTAAAGCAACTTCTAAATCTGGTGATTTAACTGTAGGTGTGATACCAGCACGTTCTGCCGCTTCCAATCTACTTACTAAAGTGGTGCGTGGTATTTTTAAGTTTCTTGATGCTTCGGACTTACTTCCTTTGGCTAACACAACCGCATTAACCGATTCTTGTAGTGTGTCTTTCATCTCTATCTCCTGTGTGTTTCTTTAATTTTTTAAAGTGTTTACTTTCTCTTTTTCTAAGCTGAGCTATACCACGCCACTCATCTCTTTCTTTAAAGTCTAACCTATCCCAATGCGCCAGACCTTTCTTTGTTCTACGAAAATCATAGTATAATTTTTTAGCGAAGCCATCATACTTCGTTTCCTTCTCTTGATACATATACCCTTCCAAATGCATCTATAAGTTTCCCTTGTCTTTCTGGGTCACCAGATGCTATTACTCTAAAATGTTTCACAAGATGACCATTAGGTAGGTCATCATACAACCACGTATCGTGATTCATTTTATAATTAATATTTCTTACCATAGCTTGGCAATCTAGATATTCTGCATGGTATTTTCTAGCCTCTTTTGCATCAGTCGCACGACTCCGAGACCTAGAATATGCAGTTCGTCCTTTGACTTGATATTCTTTAATATAGTTCTTTAATTGTTCTTTTGTAAATTCCATCACACACTCCAAAAAGACAAAGGGCAGACCACTGTAAAGGTAGGGGTGAGTATGCTCTACTCATAAACCTTCACAATGGGACTGCCCTTACGTGCCCCCCTTATTTAGAATAATAACACACTTTTGATTTTGAGTCAATACTTTTTTTCAAAAAGCTTCATCCCAAGTACCTGTAAGGGTACCTTTGGCGTATTCCGTAGCTTTATTCTCAAAAAAGTTAGTATGCTCTACACCGTTTACTACCCAATCGACCCACTCGAGAGGGTTATCTTTTACACCATAATTAGGTTTTAAGCCTAATTGTAGCAATCTCCTATCTGCTATATGTCTTATATATTTCTTAACTTCTTCTGGAGTTAGACCTTCTACAGGGCCTAAATCAAATGCTAAGTCAATAAACTTATCTTCTAAATCTACCATTTCTCTGCATATCTGGTACAGTGTAGCTTTAAAATCATCATGCCATACATGAGGCATTTCATCTAATACACAATGTAATAACTTAATCATATTCTCCACATGGTGAGACTCGTCACGGATAGACCACGCTACGATCTGCCCCATACCTTTCATCTTACCAAACCTTTGGAAGTTAAGTAACATAACAAAACTAGCAAACAATTGTAAACCTTCGCCAAAGGCAGAGAAAACTGCCATGTCTCTGACAATCTTCTCTTCCTCCGTGCCCCCCTTGTTTCTCCACAAGTATTCATGTTTATCGTTCATGGCTTTGACTTCTTGAAAAGCTTTATAATCTTTATCATCCATACCTATAGTATCGTTTAATAATGAATAACTATGTGCATGATTTGCTTCACTTGTTGCTATGGCTGATAGCATCATTCTTATTTCTGGTTGTTTAAACATAGGCATATATACATCCATATATGCTTGTGCTATATCAACATCTCCTTGGGTAAAGAAAGTTAGAATTTGTTTTACTAAATTCTTTTCTCCTATATTCATTTTATTATTCCAATCATTTACATCCTCATGTAACGATAGTTCACTGGGTAACCAGTGCATTTTTTGTTGAAGGTCATACGCTTCAAACGCCCACTCATACTTGAATGGTTTATAAT